ACCGTTGTACAAAGTTCTGGACCTTTCGCAAGTAATTGATCATGCTGATACAATACTAAAACCCAACATGCATGTGCGTGTTAATTTGGATATTGAAATTTCATACGAAGAAGCAAACTATATCAAAGAAAAGTTTGTAACTGATTACAATCTACGTGAGATGGCATTGATTCCAAACAAACGCAGTGCATTAGAAGAAGAGCTTAACCCTGGTGATATCAAGTTTGAAAGTGTTGATCAAATTGTAACAGAACAAATTATCAATATTGACAGCGAGTTTTATGACAACAAACTATTATTGGAAATTTACCAATCCCTATAGACTATCCACAAATTAGAATGTACAATAACACATGATTCAAATTAAAGACCTGACTGTTAAAAATTTCATGAGTGTGGGTAATTCTACACAGGCAATTAACTTTGATCGACAAGACCTCACATTGGTTTTAGGTGAGAATATAGATCTTGGCGGTGATGGCAGTAGAAACGGCACAGGTAAAACAACAATCATAAACGCATTAAGTTATGCACTCTACGGAGAAGCATTAACAAACATACGTCGTGACAACTTGATTAACAAAACCAATAGCAAAGGCATGTTGGTTAGTTTGGATTTTTGTGTTGGTAAAGAGTGCTACAGGATTGAACGTGGACGCAAGCCCAATGTATTGAAGTTTTATGTAAACAACAGTGAACAAGAAACTGATGACAATGCACAAGGCGACTCAAGAGAAACACAAGGCGCAATACTCAAACTATTGAGTATGAGCCATACCATGTTCAAACATCTTGTAGCACTTAATACCTATACCGAACCGTTTTTAAGTCTAAAACAAAACGATCAAAGAGAGATAATCGAGCAATTGCTAGGTATAACATTGCTCAGTGAACGTGCTGACAAGATCAAAGAACTAAACAAACGCACCAAAGATGATATTAAACAAGAAGAAATGAGCATCAGAGCATTACAAGGTGCTAACGATAAAATTGGTGAACAGGTACAGGCACTTAAACGCAGACAAACACTTTGGTTAAACAAAAAAGCCGAAGATATTAAAAAGTTTGAAACTGCTATTGAAGATCTATCACATGTAGATATTGAACTAGAATTAGTTGCACATACTGAGCTTAACACTTGGACAGAATTAAATAACACACAAGTACAGTTGCAAAAAGACGTTGCCGCATTGACTGCACAGGTTACTAGAGCAGACAAAGATGTTGCTAGAACTAAAAAAGCACTGGACAGTTTACAAAGTGGTACTTGTGGTAGTTGTGGACAAAGTGTTGATCACATGGAAACACATCAACAACATGTGATTAACGCACAGGAGGAATACAATGGGGCAAGTGATTTCCTTAGAGAAATACAAGAAGGAATTTCAGCACTCACTGCAGATAAAAAAACAGTTCCGCCGAGACCAAGAGTTTTTTATGATAGCGTGTCTGATGCACACAATCATCGATCAACTTTATCCTCACTTGACACACAATTACAAAGCAAGCAAGCCGAAAGCGATCCTTACACTGATCAAATAGCAGAAATGGAAACAACTGCAACTACAGAAATCACATATGACAAACTAAACAACTTAACAAGACTACAAGATCATCAGGACTTCCTGTTGAAACTGTTAACAAACAAAGATAGTTTTGTTAGAAAACGTATAATTGATCAAAACCTAAGTTACTTGAATTCAAGACTAACACACTACTTAGACAGAATAGGATTGCCGCATACAGTGATATTCCAAAACGATCTCACAGTGGAAATACAAGAACTTGGTAGAGATTTGGACTTTGATAACTTGTCAAGAGGTGAGCGAAATCGACTAATTATCAGTATGAGTTGGGCGTTCCGTGATGTTTGGGAGAGCTTGTATGGTGCAATCAACCTGTTGTTCATTGATGAGATGATTGACTCGGGTATGGATACATCGGGTGTTGAGGCCGCACTTGCACTGCTTAAGAAGATGGCAAGAGAACGTAGTAAGAGTATTTGGCTGGTATCACACAAAGATGAACTAGCAGGTCGTGTTAATAATCTACTTAAAGTGGTTAAGGAAAATGGTTTTACAAGTTATAGCACAGATGTTGAGATTCTTTAATGTTTAGTTTTGAGAATGTACACGAATATCAAATTGAGATAACTTCATACTGCAACGCCGCATGTCCGCAATGCCCAAGAAACATATCCGGTGGTAAAGTCAATCCTCATTTACCACTGTGTCATTTAAGCAGAAAAGTTATTGATGAAACATTTACTAAAGAATTGTGTAACAGATTATCACAAGTATTTTTTTGTGGTAGTTATGGTGATCCTATTGTACATCCAGACTTTTTAAATATCCTACGAGACTTTCGTAAAAAAAATCCAACATTATGGTTGTATATACACACCAATGCAGGTGTACATGATGCTAAATGGTGGACTGAACTTGCTGAAATTATAAATGGATACGGTAAAATTGATTTTGGAATTGATGGCTTAGAAGATACGAATCATTTGTATCGACGTGGTGTTAAATTTGAAACAGCAATTAACAATGCCTATGAATTTATAAAAGCCGGTGGAAAAGCACAGTGGAACTGGTTAGTATTCAAACACAATGAACATCAACTTGAGCAAGCAAAGGTTCTAAGTAATTTTTTAGGATTTGAAAAAATATTATTCCGCGGCACTGGAAGATTTCTCAATCATAGTACACTAGAAGAAAACGAAACTTGGGACGTTGTTCCTCAAAAGGATCAACCATATCAACTAGAAGTAACCACACTAGATGAATATCGCAATTCCAGCATGCAACGATTGGGAGAACTTAAACAACAGTATCCTAATATACGCGATTACTTTAACACTACTCCAATTAAGTGCGATGCATGTGTTGGCAACAAAGTATCAATCACCAGCGAAGGTTTGGTATTGCCTTGTAACTTCTTTGAACACAACTTGCATGATGCCCGTTTCCACGACAGAACAGTTATACCCGGAGCAAATGATTTGCATTTTGTTGACGGTAAAAATCAAGTTGAAACATTTATTGATAAGCACAATAGACGTTTGTTAAATATTAACAATGTGAGTTTAGAACAAGTATTTAAAAATCCGTTTTGGTCTGAATTAGTAAACAGTTGGGACAAATCACTAGACGAAGGTAGAATTTTTGAATGTGCATTCACTTGTGGACAAAAACTTACAAAAGTATGGGATCAAAATAAATTGGTAAAAGACACTTACAGATATTATGTTACAGGAAATAATCGAGGACTAGGTCTTGAACTCAGTAAACATTTTAGTGCTGACGGCAGCAGTAGAACCTCTGGTTTAGATATTACCAAAGACATTGACAAAATTGTTGAAGAGAGTGTACACTTTGATGTGTTTATTAATAATGCGTTTGACGGTCCTCCTGATACAGACTGGGCAAATTATGCACAAACCAATTTGTTAATGGCAGTATATAAACGTTGGAAAGAATTAGGCAAAACAGGATGGATTTTTAATATTGGTAGCGTTGGCGAAAAGTCAATTGTTGCTCCAAATCCAGAGTTTGAAACATACAGAGTAAGTAAAGCAGCATTGTCACACGCAAGCAAACAGTGTACACAGGCATTTAAGCAAGGATTAGTATCGTTTAGAACAACACTGATAACACCAGATCGTTTAGATACACCATTAACACAAAGCAGAGATAATTGGACAGGTAATGCTGTAAGTTGTCAAGACATTGTTAAATTTATTAAATGGTGCATTAACAATCAACCAAACACTGTTGTTGAGGAAGTAACACTTTATGTAGACCTTGAGTACAAAAACAACTAAATTATAGTATGACATGGTTTTATCAAGATAAAGAAGTAACAGAAATTCCAGAAGATAGTATTGGGTTTGTTTACCTTATAACCAATCTAACCAACAATAGAAAGTACATTGGTAAAAAACTTGCACAGTTTAAACGCAGTAGAAAGCCACTTAAAGGCAGAACAAACAAGAGACGATACACGGTTGAAAGTGATTGGCAAGAATATTACGGCAGTAGTGATGCACTATCAGCAGATGTAGAACTACTAGGAAAAGACAAGTTTAAACGTGAAATAATGTTTTGGTGCACTAGCAAAAGCGAACTGAGTTATGTTGAAGCAAGAGAACAATTTTCACACAA